GTTTCTGCTTGTTCTTTAGCCGTTCGTACATCTTGTACTCAAGGTCTGTTGCCTCGATGTGGATGACGTTCGACACATGCTTCTTACCTATACGCTCAATGCGTCCGTTTGCCTGAACATATTGCTCATTGCTTGTCACAGGGCCATACCAGACAATCGTAGACGCACTGGTGAGCGTTAGCCCATGCGCCATCGTCCCCGGATGGGCAATCAAAACACGTGGGTCTTTGGCATGTTGAAAGTCGTGGAAGATTTGGTTGCGTTTGTGTGCGGATACCTCACCATTCACAACACCGACCGTCCAGTGTTTGCCAAGTTCCTTCTCCAACATGTGCAGAGTGCCTGTCAGTGGTACGAATACGATTACTTTTTCTCCTGCTTCTTCAATCACCTCCTTCACGAGATTGACACGGGGAGTACAGTCCAACTCAATGTGTTGTCCATCATCGCCGTAGGCTACACCGCAGGCTATCTGAACAAGTTTCTGAATCTTGACTGCTTCATTGACTGCCGTGATAGTTCCATCGGCAGACATCTCGGTAACGAAATGCCGTAGCATTTGCGTGTAATGTTTCTTCTGTTCGGGTGTCAGTTCAACCTGCCGTGTCTGCACCACAGTATCAGGCAAGTCAAAGCACTCGTCACGGGTAAAGCGTACTGCGGGTTGCAGGATGTGCTTCACAATATCAACGGACTCGGGACGTGGCACGAACTTCCATTGACCAATCTTCATCATCACCTGCTCACGGAAAGCGGTGTAGGTCTTAGTGCAGAACGGACTGTTGACCAACTTAGCCAACGCCCACGCATCTGTCGGGTCGTTAGGCGTAGGAGTACCAGTCATCAACCACAAACGTGTTGCAGGGTTGGCATCCATCCACTTGCGGAACACCTTGAATCGTTGGGTGGTTGGGTTGCGCAATACCGCCGCCTCGTCAACAATCACAAGGTCAAACATCCCCTTGGCTTCTTCGCTGATGATGTTGAACCCATCGTGGTTGATGATATAAAAGTCAACTTCTTTCCGTAAGAGTTGCTTACGCTTGTCCGCTGTGCCGTGCAGGACGACAAACTTTCTGTGCGGGAACCCAGTAAAGACTGCATCACCCCACACCCGTTCCAGTGTGGACAGTGGCGAGAGTATCAGCACTTTCTTTACATGCTTTGTTCTGATGAGGTAGTCGGCAGCCCATAGTGAAGATTGCGTTTTGCCTGTACCGATTTCATTCAACACCAACCCACGGGCATTGAGCGTCAAGAACGCAGCAGTTTGTTTTTGGTGGTCATACGGTATGTACTGCCCCGGCCAGTCGTAGTAGTGCAAGATGGGCGATGGCGCATTGATGCCGAGATTTCTCAGCACACGTACCTCGTCAAGTTTGTGTGGTGTTACAACCAATGGCACACCACGAACCTCAATAGGCTTCGCAGTCGGGATACTGTCGAGTACCCGATTCGGATTGTTTAACTTCAGAGCAAGCGTCCTTGCTTGTTCCACCACTAACATGTTGTCACCTGTAAAGTTTCTCTTTAATAATTACATCCAGTTGGTCAATCGTCTCTTGGTCATAGACCACCATCCACCAACCACCTGCCTTCTGAATCTTTGCGCCACACTGCACTTGCAGGGCAGTGGGTTTCTTGCTCTTGTCTGCTTTCACTTCTATGCCGAGGAACTGACCCTTCACTATGGCGATGATGTCGGGGATACCTGCCACTCCGAACCCGTTGTTGGCGGGGAAGAAGTACCACACACCATGCGCCTTCAGAACCTCAACGACTTTCTTTTTTACCTTTCCTTCAGGTGTATTATAGGACACTTTACGCTCCTGTCAAGTAAGGTTAAACCCTAGCCGAATCACAGTCGTGTCGGGCAGGACAAAATCTGCACAGTCCCGATGGTCGGGCAGGCCAGTTGTCATGTTCAAGACTGGTGTGAATCCGTTGAATCCGCTTCATCACGTCGGCCCATATTGCATTGACATCCGCACGGAAATAAGTTTCTGTATCCATCTCCATCGTCTTGAGCCACACCAGTGAGGTGCGCACCGACTGCACATCAGGGTAGTGCTTGAACACTTGGGCGGCGAACATCTGCATCTGAAACTGGTCGGCATTACGCTTACCAGTTTTCCAGTCCATCACATTCGCAAGCCCCCCATTGATTACAAGCACGTCAAGTTTAGACCGTAGCCAAGCGTCAGCATCCCACCAACCTGTTGGTGTAAGGTTGTCGTTAAGCACCAGTTCTTTTTCGATGTGCAGTTCGCCCCCGTTGGCAATGCGTTCCACCGATAGGCACAGTGGTTCGTAGTGCACCACCTCTTGGGGCAGGGTGTTGTCCCCCTTCAATCTATACTCAAGATATTGGTGGATGCGTTCCCCATACTTACTAGCTTCGCCCCCCTCGTCAACAACGTCTTTAACCACACGCTGACGGAAGTAGCGGTAGGGACAGTTCTCGTACAACTTAATGGACGAGTAGGAATGGGCAAGGCGCATAGGTTGTAGCCCCTCGGGGTGTCCTTGGGGTTCTCTGTTTATTGGAAAGTCCAGTGTAACTCAATCGTGCATACGGCGCAAGATGTCGTATTTGAGTACTTCCAACTGGGCAAGAATCTCCATCACGTCATCCATCTTGGTGGAAAAGCGTGTGTACACCCCATCTGTTTTCATCAGGATGAGTATGTTGCTTGCGCCTTCTTCTTCAACCTTGGTCATGGCAGACTGCAACATCTCAACAACTTCTGCTTTGCGTTTATTCTCGACTACTTCAGTCAGGTTTGTTACGTCTTTCATTTGTTCTTCCTCTTAGGTTTAGGTAGTTCACCAACTTGTTGGAGTTTCATGAACGGGTAGTTCATGCGTAGCACTGCCAGTGATGCCATCAACTTACCTCGGGTAATCATGTGGCTACGCTTACTGTCAGGCATGTCTATCCAATAGAACGGCTTGGCATATCCGTAACGAACCGTGTTGATTTCGTCGATGAAAACCTTTATATCTGCACCCATCATGTATCTCCATAGTTAGTTGCCACACCCGATTCACATGCCACTGGTAAGTCGGCACACCACGCGGGCGGAGTGGACATAATCTCCACAAGAAGTTGCTCTGCGTCTGTTGCCTGTTGTGCCGGGGCCGTGATGATGATTTCATCGTGCACTTGGAAAGCAACGTGGTAGTGCTGACCAATCTTTGCCATCTGTTCAGCCACAACAATACGAGCCAGTGCCTGAATGATGTTCTCAGTTGCCTTGCCCCCGTAGATTTTTGTCCACGAGATGTCATCCACTTCGCCTGTCAGCACTCGGTCTTTGACTGCTTTGCGGTACTGCCGTGCATCACCAATATATTCATAGTTGCTTGCGTTCGCACGGAGTGCTGGGTAGTGGATGTACAACCCATTGGGTAGGCGTATGCCCTGCTCATCGTAGGTCACACACTTACTAATGACACCGTTCTGTCGTGCAAGGATACCGCCCAGTGCACTTCCACACTTCTGCCATAGGGCAACAATTCTGTGGTTCTTCTGTCGATACAGTCGGACGATGCGCTCGGCTTCTTCAATAGTAATCTTGACTGAAATACCGCCTTGCCCAATCTCTAGGGTGCGTCTGAATTTCTCAGCCCCCATGCCATAGCCAAGCCCCAAGATGCAGGTCTTGCCAACAAATCGTTCTATCTTGTCAGCCTTGGTGATGGTGCGACCATAGACTTCGGATGCAAACTCAGAGTACACATCTCGCTTCTCAGCAAACGCACCTATCAAATCATGTTGCTCTGCTACCCATGCCACCATCCTTGCTTCAATCTGTGACGAATCACAAGCAATCAGGACTTGCCCTTCGGGTGCTTTCAATGCACGACGAATGGTGTTGTTGCCACGAGCAGGAAGATTTTGTAGGTTGAGTTTGTCACCCCCCGAGAACCTGCCTGTGTGCGCACCATAATAGTTGAGCATGATTGGCAGGCGACCTCGCTCGGACACCGCAATCAAGTTCTGAGTTCGGGTCTCCTCAATAGTGGACTTCACCCCGAGCCTCGCAGCGACCGCAACCTGCACCCTCTCATCAGGATGTTCTAGTAAGTCAGTGAATCCCTTATCGGTCTTTCCAAAAGCAAGAGTTTCTTTGCCTGTGCGTGCGCTCACCTTGGTTGGTGGCTCGACCCCCAAGTTCTTCAGGTACTTCGCAAAGATTTGATTACTCATCAACGTCTTTGTGATTGCCTCATCGCTCACCCCCGTAAGTCCCATGTCAGCAATCAGCGTTCGCTTACGAGCAAGGACTTCCTCAAGATGTTGCTCTAAGAGTTGCCTGTCCAACTCGATGGTCGGCTCGGTGTACATGCGTAAGGTTTGGTCAATCACCAACAACTCACTGGTTGGGAATCCCTTGCTCAGTTTCTTGAACAACTGATAGGTAAGTTCCACATCGTTCTTGCAGTACTCGCCGTACCGTGCCAGTTCATCAGGCGCAAAGTCTGCCCTGCGTTTGCCAATCGCATTGAGAACTTCCTCACCCTTCTGCCCTAGCCCGTAGTAAGTAGCCAGTGCTTTGAGGCTACCCCCCACAGTCATTTGGTGGAACGGTCTTGCCATAGATAAAGTGTCAAGCCACAACTTAGGCTTGATACCAAAGAGCCACGACAGGATTGCCCCATCGAAAGCAGTGTTGTGACAGAGGATTGCTTTGTCACGATAGTCAAGGGACTTCAGAAACTTGGCAGGGTCACTGCCCGAATACCAGTCGGTCGGGTAGTTGTTGACCTTCACCCCCACACCAATGACCTCGAACTGAGGGTCACGGATGTAGGCTTCGGTGGTCATCTTCGACAGGCTAAAGTCCTTGTCGTAGTAAGTTTCAAAGTCAATGGTCACGATGTCCATTGGTTCTCTCAATCTCCTGCAAAATCCACAGGTTCAATAGCCGAGTTTGGAATAAAAGTTCCTGCGATTTGACACGAGCATCGGCATACTTGTGCATCAACAGGCACTCATGGATTTCTTTGTTCAACTTGTCCATGCGCAACATGATGGTTGCGTAGTCAAAGAACTCGTAGTTAGTCACGGTCTTGCATCCATATAAATGTGAGGACGGCGACTGCACCCAATGCGGTAAGGCATCCGAGTAAGAACATCGCCCACTTAAAGATTTCCCAAATGGCTTCAATCATCTTCACGCACCTCAATAAGTTTGTCGATGTAGTGTTTGGCTTTCTTGATGTCGTCGATGCCACCCTTCGCATCACATCGTGCAAGATATTTGATTGCGTTACCCCGTAGGAATCCTGCGAACTGTTCGGGTGTCATCCAAGATTCCATAGCCTTCCAAGGTTGTACCCCCATGTTCTTGTAGTGGTCACCACCAATTTGAATTGCATCAGCTTTGGTGCTTGGCTTGAACTGCGTTACGGCATCAGTGATTTGGTCATTGACACGACCCAACATAGACCCACTAAGCACACGCTTGCGTATCCCATACACCGATGGCATAGCCACCTTAAACTTTGCACCAACTTCTTTTGGTACTGCACTTGGGTTCGCCAAGAAATACTCTGCCACTTTCATTGATTTAGATTTTTTCATTTCATTTCTCCTTCAGGTTTACGGTTGTATCCATGTTCAACGAACGCTACTTCTTCTTCCAACATCTTGATACGAGCGTTCAACGCATCAATTTCTTTCTGTTGTTCCTGCCATGCGGCATCCCATACATCCTTACTCCATCCACCATCATCTTCATAGGCGACACCACCAATGAAGTATGCGTAAGAACCATCACGCTTTTGTATGTCCATAGTCATCTCCTTACCAATCATCACCACGAGGAATGTCAATACCCAAATCACCATAGTCTGAGTACCGACCACTATCTTCATCAACATCATCAAACAATGACTTCGGTGGTTTGTGCTTGACCTCTTTGGATTGCTTGGTCTTACCGCCGTACAACGCATCGCTAATACGGTTCACCGCCTTGTCAATCTCTGATAACTTCTTGGGCTTACCCTTCTTGGGTTGCTCTCGAATAGGGGCAAACAACCATGTCTCGGATGTTTTACCCCTAGTCTGACAAGCATCACACTTCCATCTGCGTGTGGTGCTACTGTTACTGTCCTCCCACCGTGTGTCGAGGCACTTCATTCGTGCCTTGCATGTCGGACATTTCATCGTAGACCCCAAACTTTCGGCGCAGGTCTATACTGTATGTGGTACATATCTTATCTACCTCATCTATCACTTCATTGACTGTTGTTGTGGATGAGTAATAGCCACGCCTTACTGACTTGATAAACCCTTTCAGTAAGTCTGTGGAACACTCGCTTGATTTGATAGAAGTGTATAACACATCTTGCCACTTGTCCGAGTTCCAATCGGGTTGTTCCCAACTATATCTATTCTGTCCATTGCGTTCGGTATCTACTTGTTGGATAAGCGATTCAAGTACACCCATACGAGCACGAATCTTTACTGCAAGTTTGAACTTACGCAAGGCTCGTAGCCACTCCAACTTGTTGTCCTTGTTTACCTTTTGTTTGGATAAGGGAACACGAGCATTGACAGGCTCATAAGTATTGAGGTCAAAGCACAGTCCATCGAACACTTCGTAGCCTTCTTGTTGGCTGAAGTAATGCCACGCATACTGGTCAGGATTACTCTCCTTAAACTT